CGTGATACACCACCAGCGGACGGCCCTCGGCATCGACCACCTTGGAATCGCCGAACCAGCGCCAGAAGTTTCTGACACCTTCCTCGGACCAGTGGATCGGGCGCCCCTCGGAATTCAGCGCAGGGCGCTTCACACCGTCAACATCTATTTCCGTGGCGCCTTCAGGGAGTGGCGTTTGATGCTCTGCGGGGTCTCCATAGGGTTGCTGCTCGAACACCTGCCCCTGCGAGAACTGCATCAGCCGTTCCCGGGCCGTCTGGTTGTCCATGGCCTTCAGATCGACCCCGGCCTGATCCAGCACGTCGGCCAGTTCCGCCAGGGTGCGCGCGGTTTCCATGGCTTTCTGATCCTGCATGGCAGCGGAGAACTCCGGACTGCCGCCCAAGACTTCGCGGGTAATGGCTTCGACCAGTTGCGTTTCCGTGAGCTGGCCGTTCTCCGTGCCGGCGAAGAACCCCGCTTCCACGGCTTTCATGGCCGCCTCGTCCAGCGACAGGCCGGAATCCTGGATCAGTGACTTCTTGCCCGGGGGAGTCCTGGCCTGTTGCGCGTCCAGCAGTTCGCCAACGGGCAGCAGCCCGCCGGCATCGCGGAGGAATTCGACCAGCGAGGGACCGTTGATCTGCGATTCGGTCGGCCCCTGCGCGGCGCGGATCATGTTCAGCAGCGGGTCCAGGCTCATGTCGGCCTGCTTGAGCTTGGTCAGCACGTCGGGCATGGGGCGGCCCACGGTCAGGCCGTACCGCTCCCACATCTTCTCCGCCGCTTCGACAGGGGACAGATGGGGATAGGCGCGAGATGCCAGGACGGCGGCGCCGCGCATGACCTGGGCCGTATCTCTGGCCGCCTTCGGGTCCATGTGGGCCGCGACCAGTTGGCCTTCCACGTCGGACACGATGGATTCGATGGCGGCGTTGATGCCCTGCGCCTGCTTGCCTTCCTCGATCATGCGCGCGAACTCGGCCTGCAGCCGGGCTTCGCGCTCCGCCTTGGAGGCGTTCAGGGCGTCCAGTTCCCGCTGCGTCAGGTCGCCCTGGTGGAGCTTGAGGTCGGGCGCCAGGCCGTCGAAATGCTCGCCCGTGGCGACATGGACGGCAAAGTCGGCGGTCGGGATCACGATGTCCGATCCGGCGGCGACGGCTTCCTGGAAGTTCTTGGCGCCGATGGCCGAGGCGACGGCGCGCGGGTCCAGGCCCACGCCCTGGAAATACTCCACGAATCGCTCGGCAGGGACGAATACGTTCTCGATGCCGCCGCCTTCGGTCTGCTTGGCGACGAAATCCCGATATGCCTCGGGCAGTCGTTTCCGCAGTTCCGGGTCGGCTTCGCGCAGGGCCTCGAAGACCTGGCGATTCTGCCGGCCGCGAATGTGCAGGGCGCCCTCGACCATGCTGCGGACAATGGCGCCGACCGTTGCCCCGACGCCCGCCTGATACCCGGCATCCCCGAAGTCGATGGGCGCGTTCGGGTTGGTCAGCGTCTGCCGCATCCAGTCCTGCCCGACGTTCTCGGCGAATTCCTGCCCGCCCTCTTCCGCCGCGGCGAGCCCGATCCGCGCCGCCCTGGAAAAGGCGGGCGTCTTGAGGTCCAGCATCTTGATGCCGGGCAACTTCTCCATCCCCAGGATGAACTTGTTCGACGCCCATTCGGTCGCCCCGGTCCATGCCCCGCTGCCGAGGATGGCAAGGTCGCGGTTCTTCTGCGTGCCCGGGTCTTTCGCCGTCTTGTCGGCCATGGTGTCGGCGCCCTGGCCGAACATCATGGCGACGCCGGCCGGCGGATTGAGGGCGGTCAGGCCCATCTGTCCGAGCATCTGCCCGAGCCCGGAGACGACATCATCGGCGAAATCCTTCTGCGCCGGGGAAACCCCGGCCTCTCGCCAGTAGTCCTTCACGGGCTGCCCGAGCTGCCGCCAACCCTCGCCCATCAGGGGGCCGTGCAGGGAGGCGGGATCGACGGACCCGCCCGCCCGTGGCTTCGGCAGGACAAGACTGGCGACGCCTTCGATCACGCGCCGCTGCAAAGCGTCTAAGGACTGCCCGATGCCGGTCACTCCCGAGCCGACGAACTGCCCGCCCAACCCCTCGGCAAACGACCTGAGCTTGCGTTCCAGGGTGCCCATGACTTCCATGTCGCGAAGGTCGGCCAGCGGGGCGTTCTGCGGTTTCTCTGCCACCCATGCCCGGAGCCCGGGGGCGGCGTCGAGGGCCTTCCTTCGGTCTTCCATGTCGGCCCGTTGGCGCAGCTCGTCCAGGCTGGCCCGGGCGGTGTCGGGATGCAGTCCGTATCGGTTCCCCAGCTTGACGGCTTCCGCCTGCTGGTCGGGCGCGACGCCTTGCCCGGCAATCAGGGAGGCGCCGGAGCGCGAGCGGTCGAAGTCCTCGTCGGAAAAAACGTCGCCGATCTTCATGGCATGCCCGCCTGCGAACGCACCGCCTGCTGCCAGTTCCGCACGACTTCGGGCTGGGTCGGCGCGCGGCCGTACTTCTCATGGAACTTCTTGATGATGTCGGATCTCGCCTTGTCCGGGATGTCCTGGTACTGGTAGCCCATCGCCTTCCACGCCGGCGCCTTGGTGTCGAACCACCCTTCGGACGTGACCACGGTCTTGAGCATGGCCCGGGCGACGGTCTTGCCTTCTTCCAGGTTCAAGGCCCGGCCGAGGCGGCGTTCTTCGTCGTCCATGGCCGACACCAGCGAGGCAGAGAAAGCCGCCGTCTTCTCGGCTGCGCTCTTGTGCTTCGGGTCGGCCTTCATGTCGATGCCGGCCGCGGCGATCTCGGCCGACAACGCCTGTACGGTGTCCTGCTTGATCTTCTCGGAGGCCATGAGCTTCAGGTCGTTTTTCAAGATGCCGGCCTGCAGTTCGACCAGATGATCCCACTGCTGCGGCGACAGCTTGTCGCGTTCGGCCATCAGGTCGGCCCGGCTGAAGTTCAGCGGGTCTTGCCCGGCCTGCTGCCGCAGCCGGTAATAGACGGCCGGGTCGCCTTCGGGCTTCCCTTCCACCCGGGCGAACGACGCCAACTGCGCCAGGTGCCCGGTGTTCTTGAGCCCGGAATACATGGCCGGCGGCATGTCAAGGACGGTTTTCCCGAGGTTCTTCAGCACCCAATCGAACGCGGAGCCCACCAGTGCCTTTTCTCCTTCGGCCTGCTGAGACTTGCGGATGTGCCAGTCCTGGGTCACGCGCTCTTTGGTGGCGTCATGGACTTCCGCGGTGATCTCGCCCTTGGCGAACATGGCGTCGAGGGTTTTCAGCTTGTCGTTGAATCCACCCTTCAACTGCATGGAGAGGGTCAGGGAATCCGCCTTGACCCCGGCGGTGGACAGCAGCTTGTTGATGTCGTCCATCTTGTCCGGGGCGCCGCGCTGGATTTCCTGCCCATGCACCGCGAGGTAGTCTTTCGCCTGGGCGTTCTTCCCGAGGCTCACCATCTGCCGAACGATGTCCACATGGAACCCGGCCATGGTTTCGGAAAGCCCCTGCGCCTGTTGCTCGGGGGAATAGCCGCGCAGTTTCGCCAGGGCGGCGAACTCGCCCTCTGCCGTCTTCTTCGCTTCCGTGTAGCGGCCCTGCGGGTCTTTCCAGCCCGCCCAATTGGCTTGCATGTCGGCCCCCGCCGACTTCACCCGGGCGACCGTCTGACCCTCGTTGTAGACCTTGATCTGCCGGGCGGCGTGGTCATCGATCTGCATCAGGGCCGCCTGCATGCGGCGATCCGCGACCGGCCCCCACAGGGATTTTTGCCCCGGCATGGTGATGCCGTCCTCGATCTGCTTGCGCGTGGCCTGGATGGCTTCGACCGCCTTCTGCCGGCCGAACACGGCATCTTTCCCGATGGCGTTCAGGTAGCCGCCTTCCGGGTCGTGCAGGGTGGCGCGCAGGGCTTCGGCGAACTGGTTGTCGAACTCCTTGGCCTGCGCCTCATCGACTTCCCGCTGCATGTCCAGGGCGATGGCGCCGAACTGCCGGCCGGACTGCAGCATGGCCTGGCCCATCTCCACGGCCTGCCGGCCGGCGACCCCGGAGGCGGTGGGCAGGGGCATCGCCACCCGGGCGCCGAAGTCGGTCGGATAGCCCCCGCCGGGCGTGGTCATCGGTCCATCAACGGTCGGGACGCGCGGCATCTGTTACCCCTTGGAAAGCTGGAACATCGAACCCTTGAGCAGGCCCTTCTTGTCCATCTCGTACCAGGACGAGGCGACGGTCCCGGCGCTGCCGACGATGGTCGAGGCCAGGGCGCCGAACGGGCTGATGCCCTCCCCGGCACCGCGGCGCATCGTGGCTTCCGCGCCGTAGGCGGTGGCTTGTGATTCGGCGGCGATCCCCTGCGCCTTGTAGCGGAGCGATTCTCGAGTCGCGTCGGCGGAGATGGTCAGGGCATCGACTTCCTTCATCAGGTCGGCAGAGGCTTGCAGTTCCGCCGCGGACCCATTGCCGAGATCAACCCCGTTCGCCGCCAGTCTCGCCCGTTGGGCGCCCTTGACCTGGCCGTATTTCATGGTCACGGCACCGACGCGCTTCTGTCCTTGGTCCAAGGCATAGTAGGCTGCGGATTCCGCCATCTTGGCCTGCGTCCTGGCGAGCGACGCATTGGCGTCGAGGATGCCGGCCTGCCCGGCAAGCGCCGCCTGCTGGCTTTTGGCCCCGTAGTAGGCGCCGATCCCGCTCGACGCGATCCCGCCGATTTGCGAGACCAAGGAAACCTGCGCCATCTGTGCTGCGGTGAGGCCCATATCAACCCCCTAGAGAAACTTCCGCCGTGATCGAGACGACCGTCAGCGGCAACGGGTCGGTCTGCCGCACGAATACCTGCCCGCCATCGGCCCATGCCGGCGTCGTCATGCAGTCGATTTCCCCGGTCCTCAAGGCCGGGGGAGTGCCGTAGGGCTCTGTGGTCCTGGCCTTGACGCGGGTCAGTTTGGCGTCGTTTGGCCCAACCAGAATCCCGGCCGACTGATAGACGCGCAGCACGGCCTTGTTCACGTTCTTGTAGCGCCCCTGCCCGAATGCGTTGTCCACCTGGACGGCAATCGGCAGCGTCTCGAGGTCGGCGGTGATCGGCAGGCCGAACGTGATCGTCTCCGCCTCGAGATCGTCTGGCAGGGAGAATGCCCCTCCCGTCACGACTTGCGGTTCTACGACCGCGCCATCGGCCAGGATAGAGACCGTGCAGCCTTCCAGCCAGTCGGCGCCGGTCACGGTGTTGGTGGCCGCCCCGGAATACTGCCCGCCGCAATCCACGAACCAGCAGTCGGACAACCCGGTGAAGGCCCGGGCGTGCAGGCGCTCGACGTAGCGCACCGTGGCCCCGTCGATGGTCCGCCGCACGATCACGTAAAGCGCGTCCTCGCTGCCCTCGGCCACAACTGCGCAGGACTCGAAAGCCCCGCCGTAGGTGTCGTGCCAGTGCCAGGCCCCGACCTGTTGCTCGGGAACGTAGGTGTTCGCCAGCAGATCGCCGGACGAACTCACGGCGAAAACGATGGGATAGGGCGCTTTGGCGTAGGCCATGTCCACCACGTCGAGCCCATCGAACATGTGCGGCGCGCGCAGGGACAAGTCCCCGGTGATGTAGCCCCCAGCCTGCCAGGAATAGGCCGCCTCGCGGACATGCCCGCCGCGGGCGGCGACGTAGATCATGGTGTTGTTGATGATGGCCGGCTGTACGTCGGAGGCCCCGACGTAGGACTGAGGCTTGACGCTGGTCGTGCTGGGCGTGACGGCGTCAGAATTGACCGAAGTCACGCGCCACTCCGCCGCACTGGTCAGCAACAGCAGTTCCGCCAAGGGAACCACATGGCGGATCGTGTTGGCTTCCCGCGCCGCCACCCGGAACGCGATCCGGTCGGAATCCTGCACGGGCAGCGAATAGCTCATATTCGACTCACTCCCCGAGCGCGTCATCCAGAACTTCTGCGGGTCGTTGTCGGTGCCGGCGAACACCCGCCGCTGTTCGTAGTAGCCCACGGCGCCCGGGTAGTCGCCGGTAGCGGAGAACGCGCTTTCGTAGATCGGCGGCGTCTTCGACAGGTCCGGGGCGATGTTGTCGTCGATGAACGAGGTTCCCGCGGTCTGCCCGATGTAGCCGTAGAGCCCGCCCTGAAACTTGTACACGTTGTAGGTGTCGGCGCCCGTCACGGGCGTCCACGTGATCGTGTTGGCGCCCCCGGTGGCGAAGAGATTGTTCAGGACTCCCGCCTGGTAGAGCCTCCCGGCCGTGCCGGTGTAGGTGCCGAAACTGGTCGTGTCGATGGCGTTGCCGGCTGCATCGGTCAGGGTCAGGGTGCTCGTGGTGGGCGTGGTCCCAACGACGTAATAGTTCGCGTTCAGTTCCGTCATGCCGGTGCAACTGTCGATGTAGCACGCATTGCCGACCACGAGTCCATGCGCCGAGGACGTGGTGATCACGCCCGGGTTCGCCTTGGTCACGGCAGAGATGGTTTTCGCCGTGCCCTGCGCCGGGTTCGACGCTGCGGACTCGTTGCCGTCCTCATCGACCGTCGTGACGACGTACTGGTAGAAGTAGTTCGACCCCTTGGCATTCCCCTTGACGCTCACGCTGGGGGCGGAAACCGCCGGCACGAAGGCGATGGACACCAGACGCCAGTCGGTCGCTCCGTAGCGACGCAATTCGCGCGGCGCGTAGCCGGGATGGACCAGGGTCAGGACATCGGCCGATTGCGTAAAGTGAATGGCGAACAGGTCCGCCTCGGCGTAGGGGCTCGGGATCTCGTAGATGTTCGGATCTGAGGGCATCAGGTGCCACTTGCCGGCCGCAAGATCGGTGGCAAAGGTGCCGGATGTGTGCGCCTCGGCGCAGTAGTAGTTCTGCCCGCCATTGGCCCGAATGTCCCCGACGACATAGGCGGTCGCCGTCAGCCATGCCGCGCCGTCCGAATAAAGCAACGTCGCGCCGGATGTATGGAAGCGTATGTATTCGTCGCCAAACTCCAGGACCATGGTCTGCGTCGTGGAGTAGGTGAATGGGATCAGTCGCGCCGCCTTGTCGGCATGCTTGGCGGCCCGGACGAACTCGGTTCCCGGCCTGTTTTCGACCGGGCCATGGGGCTTGACGAAGAAATTCCGACAGGTCGCCAGGCCCGTCTGGAACTTGGCGTCTTCGATCTGGCTGAAGAATTCCGGCGTGACCTCGCCCCCGGCGAACGAGCGGCGGAAGGTGCGGACCTGCGCCATCAACGCCCCCCGATCCATGCCGGGGTATGCGTGGGCTGCCGCTTGCGCTGGTTGGCGTCGGATGCCGCGGCGCGCTGCACGAAACCCCGATACGCGGAGAAGCAGGCCTGCGCCATCTTCCGGCCTTCGTCGCCCTTGATCATCGGGCCGGCCACATGGGCGGCCAGCAGCCAGGACAGGGCATCGATGGCCATCGGAGAATAGCGGGTCGTGTCCTCCTGCCGCCAGATGTAGAGGATGTGGGCGTCCTGCTGGTCGGTCAGCAGGTATTGCGTTCCATCGTCGGCCGTCTGGATGGCGTAGTCCTGGCTGTCGTCATCGTCACGCCCGGTCTCGGACAGCACGGCCAGGCAGCGGATCATCTGGCTGGGCAACCCGTAGGCATAGGCCCATTCGTAGGTGTCCTGGTCGGACAGTTCAGACAGGGCTTCGCGGCGAACGGCGAATTTCCACGGGTGGGCTTCCAGCAGGGTGTCGCGGGCCAGCTCATAGAAGCGATTGCAGTAGCCGGCCTGGACCGATTCCTCTGGAGGGTCGGTGCTGGTGACGGTTCCCGAATCCCCGAGCCTTGCAAGCGCCAGGTTCCACACTTCGACAACGGTTGCCATGCCGGCCCCCTAGAAAAAAGGGGAGCGCGCGGCTCCCCTTCGTTGCGCGTTCAGCCTGAGGTCAGGCGTCTTGACGATGCCCGGCCAGGGCAGCATCCGCCTTCGCCATCTCGCCGTAGGTCTCCGGTTCGCCGCCCTTGCGCCGCTTGGGCTTGCCTTCCGGCTTGGCTTCGCCTTGGACGGGCGTTTGCCAACGGTTCGGCTTGTAGCCTTCGGGCAGCTCGAACGGCTCTCCGGCAGGGACCAGCCGGGGGCCTTTCGGCCCTCCGGCAAAGGTCGGCTTGGTGGAAACGACCCAGGTCCCCATGGTCAGATGCCGTCAGCCGTCGCCACCCAGCGCGCCACGTCCTTGGTCAGGAAGGCATTGATCTTGCCCGCCGTGGTGGTCGTGGTGCCGGTGGTGCAGAGGATGCCGAGATAGCGCTCGTAGGTGCCCATGGGCAGCGCCGCCATCAGGATGGTGCCGCCGGCCGCGATGCCGCCGGAAGCGGTCGATCCCGTGGTGAAGGAGGCGGAAGTCAGGTGGGTGGTGCAGCTTGCCACCGTGGCCGAGCCCAACGTCGCCAGGGAGTCCGAGCAGACGAAGAACTGCACGGTGCCCGCAGCGCCGCCCGTGACGATGGCGGTGTCGGTCTGGATCACGAGATACAGCGGTTCCCCGGTGCCCGGGTAGTTGCTGGTCGAACCCAGGTCGATCACGTCGCCGATCAGGGCGGTGCCGGCCGAGGCGGCGACGGAAGTCGCATCCGCGAATTCGAGCTTTTCGTCGAGGATCATGATGTTTTCCTTTCCCGGCTCAGATGCCGGATTCGGTGTTCAGGATGGCGTCGCAGCGGCGAACCGGGATGCCGTCGAACATGGGCACCCGGACCAGCGCCCCGTTGGCGCGCGTGATCTGTTCGATGGACAGGGACGAGTTGACCGTCTTGTTCATGATCTGGCGCCGGAGGAAGCCGCGAACCGTGCGGTTGCAGTAGAAGACGGGGCGGCCGGCGTTGATGTTCGGCACCAGCTCGACGGCCTGCGCGAACAGGTCGAGAAGATCCGGACCGGAGGCGGCGTTCTTGGTCAGGTCCTCCTGGTCGATGTTGATGCGGACCACGTAGCGCCAGTCCTTCACGTGCAGGCCGCAGTCCCACTTGTAGTGGGTCCGGTAGGCTTCCATGCGGCCGCCGTCGCCGTTCAGGGACTCGATGGTGACCTGGCCCTTGTCGGTCATGGTCAGGCCGGCCTTGGAGCCCTTCGGGTAGATGCCGTGGACGTTGTCGCCCCACACGACCAGCCAGATCGACGTGTTGTCGGTGCTGTCCGGGGTGGCCGCATCGGTCAGGATGTTGCCGCCGTTCTCGGCCGACTGGTCGTTGAAACGCGGCGCGAAGCCGGTGATTTCCTCGGGCGCGGTCGCCTCGTTCGCATAGAACAGGCTGGAGGCGAACTCCTGGGACATGCCCTCGATGTGGGCGCGGTCCTCGGACATGCGGAACTCGGCGGTGTTGCCGTTCAGGTCCGCCAGGGCCTTATCGACCTCGGCGTAGGCTTCCAGCATGCCGCACGAATCCGTCACCTGCACGGTGCGGGACTTGCCAGGCTGAACGCCGCCATACAGCTTGCGCCAGGTCGGGGACGGCAGGCCGGAACGGATGGTGCCGCGGTGGCCGGTCGGAAGGTTGCCTTCCTTCCAGACCATATCGTCCAGGATCTCGTTGGTCTGGTTGAGCAGCTCGGCGATGGTATCGATCTTCCCGCTGGGATCGAGACGCTTGGTCACGTCCAGCAGGGTGGGGTGAGTCACTGCGAGGGTCGACATTTCAGGTTCTCCTTACGCCATGTTGGGAAACAACCGCTTGGCCGGCGTTTCGTCGGCGGTACTGCGCTTGCCGCCGGGAACGAAACCGTCCTCGCTGATTGCCTTGCCGGCCCTGGCCAGCACCCGAACTACTTCCGGGTGATCGCCGAGACCGGACTGGTCCAGCAGTGCGGCAAGCTCGGGCGTGCCGAAAGCCTTCATCGCTCGCGCCACGTTCGCCTCGGTGGCCGGGAAGTGATCCCCGCCGATCTCCGCGTCCGTCTTGGTCGTCTGCACCCACTCGGCACGGACCGCCTTCACGGCTTCCGCTTGCCGGGATGCGAGGACCGGCGCAACCTTGTCGATGACCTTCTGCGCGCTTTCCTGGGGCAGGTTGAGTTCGCGGGCGACCTCGCCGTAGGCATCGAGGACCTGGCTGTCGAAGAACGTATTCTCCGGTGCCTGGAACTCGTAGCTTTCCGGGGCGCCCTGCGCCTCGCCTTCGGCGCCGGCCTGCTGCTGTTGCTGGCCTTCGCCTTGGGCCTGGCCCTCGGGCTGCTTTCCGTCCTGCTGCTGAGTGTCGCCAGCCGGCCCGGTGCCGGTCGCTTCACCCTGACCCCCTTCGGCGCCTTGGGTATTGGCGGCCGCCGTTGCGAGGGAAGTGCCTTGCTCATCGCTCATGTGACGTATGCTCCTTGACCATCACCGCGTACAGCTCAGGGCAATGGGCGTGGATCATTCCGACTGTGCGCGTCCCCTCGTTCTTGCAACCTTCCGCGAAGGCCATGCTCATCGCGTTCTGGTTGAACGAGAGGCGGAACACGCCGGCTCTCTCCAGCAGGCGCCACACCATCCGGCGCCCCCGCTTGCTCCCCATGAGCCACTTGAAATCGTCCGCCTCTTCGTGGGCCAGCAACTTGGCGCGCTTGGCGCTTTCGTTCGCCGCGCGCTCCTGCCCCGCGATGTCGGTCGGATCATGCACGGGACGCACGATATATCGGCAGCCAGAGGGCAACCGCCCATTGCCGACTTACAACGCGCTGGGTCAGGTCTCCGGCGGACCCGTTCATAGCGGACACCTCTCCGCCGTAATCACGTTCGGATTGAGG